TACGCTCCTGTGAGCGGAAATTTTCCTACATAAGCCATATATTAATCCTTTACTCTGTTGGGATCGGGTTTGCAGTCTTGACAGCTGCTACGTGGTCTTTCCAAGTAGTTGTACCGTTAACATTATCCCAGTACTGCATGTCGAGCTGTGAGCCCAAATCACCGTAGGCGCTTCTTCTTGTAGCTCTTACTGCATTTTGTCTCTCTTCGAGATCTGCAGCAGAGTCCACAGCATTCAGTTGCTCGTCAGTAGGTTGCGCTACACCTGACACATTCCATGTCTTGATGTAAGGGCCCTGACCGTTCGAGTCATCCTGAAGTAAAACGTCCGTCATAAAGTCTACATTTGCTACGCCGTTATTAGCGCAATATTGTTTGACCTTGCTTGATAGTGATGCCATAGTTTTCCTCCTTTTTAATTGTTATCTATAACAGTGTTTCCTTCTGAAATCCACTGTTGAATTGCTTGGTAATCTGTGTTGTCCTCTGCTAATGGTACAAAACTTGTTATTTCGTTTTCTATTACTCTATAAGAGCAAAACTCATTATCTGAATTGTAGTATTTAGTAACTGATGTAAAATTTCTATTCATAATTATAACTCCGAACTAAATTGAAAAGAAGCATTAGGAGAATTATTCCATCTCCAAGTAACAACATTTCCTACAGACACACCACTTGTATAAGTAATTTCAACATTTTTAGTTAAATTTCCACCTGCATCGGCAGCTACACTACTGAAAGTTAAACTACCTGATGTATTATAGTTATAACCTTCTACAGTTGACGAAGTAATATTATCTGCTGTAAATGTAGGATTTGTTCTCATTGAAACTGGAAATTGTACAAACCATTTTCCTTTATTAGCACTTTGAGAAAAGCTAACGTATCTATTATAAGCTCCATCAATAGGACTTGAATGTCCAGCGGCATTTATAGAATAGAAATATCTACGACATCTTTGTAAATTTACATCAACAGGCAAGAACTCAAAATCAGATGCTGTATCTGATGCCTCAAGCTGAATTCCAGTTACATACCATTCATTACTTGTGCTATCTGCAAGGTTGACTTGACCAACTGCTCTGTTTGCTTGTGTAAGAGAACCCCAAGATGTTTGTAGTGTTCCAGATGTATAATTACTTCCTCCACCTAACCAAAAACTAATTGTAAAACTATTTGCATTATCATTATCTAATGCACCAGTAGTATCTCCAGCAAAAGTTATAGTTTTCTTTTCCCAAGTATCAGCAGATGAAATTGTGTAAGAGTTGTTTATATGTCTATTACTATTATCATTATCCATTAGTTCAGCAATATAAGTTCCTGTTTTATTTGACTTAACCCAAAATGATAAGGTTGTGCTTTCAGCAGATGATGTTCCTTTTTTTAAATATTGAAGATTTTGACCTTCAAAATTTGTTGCTAAAACAAGAGAGTTTCCAGAAGATGGAGAAGCATTAGCTGTTGTGCAATCCATTTTTAAAGACTTTGCAAAACCTTGTCCAGTAGGAACATCTGTTGACTGTGATTGTGTCCATGTTCCCATAGAACCAATGCTAGTTTGCCATCTATCACAAGTATAATAACCACTTGAGGTAATACTAGCTTGTGAAGTTTCTCTTTGAGCAACACTCATATCTCCATTGATTATGATGTTTCTAAAGTTTGGTTGATTCGTGCTTGTTTCTAATGCTGCAGGTGTTACTTTATCTATTGCCATAATTTTATGCTCCTATTCTGCAATTTTAAATCCTCTAAATAATGTTCCCTCATCATTAAATCCAATAGTTCCAGAAGTAGCTTGGTGTAATCCATAAAGTTCAACATAATCAGAACTACCATTCATAGTAATAATTGTAGAAATAGTTGCAGTAGATGTGGAAAAAACCACACTACTTGAATAATCAGTTCTATGCGCTGCTAAAAAAGTTCTATCACTAATGTTATACCTTGAACCATTTAAATAAATACCCGCCATTGAAATTGTAGTATTTCCGTTATTTGGAACATAAATACTTCCAATAAAATAATATTTTCCTGCAACATTTGGCGTAAATCTGTAGTTGGTAGAACTGTCAAAACAATTTCCACTATCCTGTAACTCCGTGTCTAATTGAACTTTTGTCCAAGTACCATTTGAAATTCCAGTTTGTGAACTACTTAAATAGGCTTCAAAGTAAGGAGTGTTAGTTCCACCTTTTATATAACTGTAATCTACTCTTTTAATCGTGCCTGCATCTGAGACAAGAAATTCGTCTGTGTCTGCGGGTGTAGCCCCAAGAGCAGTTTGACCAGAAATAATATTATTATTTAAATGCTCACTTTCAACTGCTGCATCTGCTATCTTAGCTTCTGTTATTGCGTCTGCTGCAATTTTTGCGGTCGTCACATTTAGATCTGTTATCGCTGCAGTATTTACTGATCCTGCTGCTGGTGCATTTGTTGCAGTTGCTCTACCTAAAAATACACAATACATTTCGTCCGTGCCATTTGTTAATGCTGCGGATAGTGTAAGAGTTGTACCCGATGCAGTGTATGCTTTACCTGATCCTGGCTCTTGGACAATATTATTTATTACAAGTCTGATATCATTTTCGTTATTTACGGAATGATCTAAAGTATATGCAGTTTGAGAGTTTACGATTGTAAATACTTGTCTCTCAAAACTTATAAAGCTTCTTGCTGGTGCGTTTCCTAAATAGGCCATGAATCTCCTTACGTACTAATTGCATCGACAACAGACATCCAAACACTTAACGAACTTGCTGTGTCGGACTGTGCTTTTACCACGTCTCCCGATTCAATTACTATCTTACTTCCACCGTCTATAAGTTCGAGCGATCCGCCCGCAACTATCGGTGCATTTTTAATTAAGTAGTGGTCCTGAGAACCACCTGTTACTGATGATGTAATAAACACACTAGCGTTTATTGTTGATGTTGTTGTATTTGCTAAACGAACAGAGATAATTGCGTCATCAGAGTTACTAGTATGAATAGTAGCTGCTGATGTTCCCACATCTTGGTCTCCGTATCTTTCAAAATCTTGTGCCATATTACTCCTTTACTATAAGGCGATTGCCATTGCAACCGCAAATCCTGCTGATATTCCTGCTGTGCCTGAAGATGCTGATGTAACTCTACCTTGTGCATCAACTGTTATATCTGCTGTAGTATAACTTCCTGCTGAAACAGCGGTGTTTGCTAATTTATCTGCTGTAACAGCATCATCTGCAATTTTTGCTGTGCTAATTGCACTATTAGCAATTGTTAAAGCTCCGCCTGATGCTATCGTTGCATCACCAGATACTGCTGATTCTTGATAGCTTGTGCCATCTGCAACTAATATTTTAGCAGATGTATTGTCAGGCATTTTAAGTAATGTGCCTACAGTTATATCTCCTAAAGTAGATAAGTTTGAATTAATTTTGTTACCAATACTTGTAACATGATTACCCATGTAAGCGTGAGATGAACATTGATAGTATAAAATATTTGGTGTTTCAGAATCAACTGCTATTTGTGTGTACGCTCCAGAACTACCTGGAGTACCATTTGTTGTTACACCTGTTGTATAAGCTGTAGATTTATCTGCTTCTAAATAAAATCTTAATGGGTGACCAGAGTTAGTAGAATCAGATTGATCAAATCTATAGTAATATTTGTAAGACGTATCTGTTCCTGACAATCTTAATGCAGGAGATTCTAATCCATCTAAATAGTAAGCTAAAGTAGATGCTCCACCCGCACTTTCATATGGGTGATTACCTGATTTATCTGCAACTGTAACTGTAATAACTTTTGGTGCTGATGATGAACCATATTCCTCTGGATTTGGTAAACCTATCTTTGCACCAGGCACTGTACAGAATACTTCTGTTGCACCTGCAAAGTTTACTTTTGCATCACTATTAGAACTGGAGATAACATAAGTTCTAGCAAGTGTGCTTGCTCCTGAGTTTAAAGTTCCAAGGCCAACTTCAAAATTATTTGTTCCTGTTTCAAAGATACAATAATAAGTAGTATTACTTCCACCTATGCCAGCAGAGAAAGTTTCAAAACCTGAAACTGCTCCACCTAGTGTGAATGTACCTGTTCCAGTAGTCGAACTGGATTCTTTTACCCTGTCGTTTAATTTAAACGCCATTTATTTTTTCTCCTATTACGATGCTAAACTTATAATTGCATTCGCTGGTGTTCCTGTTGCTGGGAATACTATTTTAAAGTCTCCGTTTGTAGCAGTCTTGGACCCACCAAAATCTAACACAACACATAACTTATCGCTATTAGTGTCATTATATATTGCACCGAAAGCAGCTGTGAAAGTTGCACTAGAAAATGTTAAATCATCAAAATCAACGAAAGATGTAGCACCTGTTGTAACTGATTGGTTTTGTAAAACAAGACCAGTAGTTGTGTAGTTACTACCACCAGACGCACTAACTTCATTTGTTGTGTCGTACGCTGTGCTTGATGTTGTATATGGATTAGACGTGTACAGAGCTAATTTAAAACTGTTTCCACCACTAGCAAAGTTA